AATCGAAGCTCTGACGGCGGTGATCTACCAGTCAATGGTAGTTGAAGAGAGTGAAGCTGAACTTCCACAGCATACTTACCTCAGCGGCAAGCCCAGGGGGTGATCATGCAGGCGGGGAAGCTCAATAAACGAATCATGCTTCAGAAGCCTGTTAAAACGCAGAGCCCGGTTACCGGCGCGGTGGTTAATGGATGGGCTGACATGGCTGAGCTATGGGCCAACGTTACCGATTTGTCTGCGCGCGATTTTGTGGCCTCGCAGGCGGGACAGAGCGAGGTAACCACACGGATCACTATTCGCTGGCGTGATGATGTCACGGATAAGCACCGCATTCTTTACCGTGGACGCGTTTACGATATTCAGGGCGTGCTGGAAGACGATAAAAGCGGCCGGGAATATCTGACGCTGCCATGCTCGCGAGGAGTGAACGATGGCTGACGGCATTGATATCAGCATTACTGGAGTTGAGAGTCTGCTGGGGAAACTATCCTCCATCAGTGACGATCTGCGTCGTCGCGGTGGGCGGGCCGCACTCCGGCGCGCTGGTAACGTGATTGTCGAAAAAGCGAAAGCGAACGCCGCCAGGATTGATGACCCGTTAACAGGCCGCAGCATTGCTGCCAACGTGGCGATGCGCTGGAACAACCGCCTCTTCAAAACCACTGGTAACCTCGGCTTTAGGATCGGCGTGCTGCATGGTGCGGTCCTGAAAAAACATCCTGATCTCGGTGAAAACGCCCCGACGCCACACTGGCGCCTGATTGAATTCGGTACCGAGAATGTGCGTGCGCAGCCTTTCATGCGCCCGGCGGCCGAAAGCAGCGTCAGTGAAGTGGTGAACGTGTTTGCCACTGAATACGAAAAATCTATTGACCGCGCCATCAAGCGCGCGGCGAAAAAGGGAATGCCTCCATGATTGCGCCGATCTTTAGCGTCTGCGCCGCCAGCCCGCCAGTGGTCGCGCTGCTGGGCGGTGACATTCTGCGCATCTATCCGTTCGGCCAGCAGGACGACAACGTGGTTTATCCCTACGTGGTGTGGCAGAACGTTACCGGCTCTCCCGAGAACTACCTGGCCCAGCGCCCTGACGCAGACTCTTTTACGCTGCAGGTTGATGTGTATGCCGATACGCCAGACCAGGCGATCGCCGTGGCCGCCGCGGTACGTGATGCGATTGAACCGCATGCCTATATCACACGTTGGGGTGGACAGGACAAAGACTCAAACACAAAACGCTATCGCTATTCGTTCGACGTTGACTGGATAGTAAAACGTTGACTCATCAACACACCGGCTCAGAGCCGGTTTTTTTATACCCGGAGATAACTATGTCAGTAGTGACTCAAGGCACGCAGCTCTTTGTTCTCGCTAACGGCGCTGTGAGCGAAGTGGAATGCATCACAGCATTTTCACCCGGCGGTAACCCCGCCGACCAGATTGAAGATACCTGCCTGAGCGAGCGCAGCACGCGTACCTATAAAAAGGGTTTACGTACTCCGGCTGCGGCAACATTAACCCTCAACGCAGATCCTGCCAATGCCAGCCATCTTATGCTGCACAGTCTGGCTGAGTCTGATAATCAGCAGGATCTGACCTGGGCGGCTGACGGCGAGTCAGAGCCAACTGCAGCAACTGGTGCCGATCCTGATGCGGTAGATGGCCTGTCACTTCCAGACGACCGCACCTGGTTTGTTTTCAAAGGTAAGGTGACTGATTTCCCGTTCGACTTTGCAGCGAACACTGTGGTCGCCACTTCCGCTACGGTCCAGCGATCAGGCCCTTCTGTTTGGGTACCAAAAGCGCAAGCTGGTAGTTAATTAATATGCGGGGTAAATCCCCGCAAACCCTAAGTATCCAAGGAGCATAATTCATGCAGCTTACTCTAAATAATCTCAAAGAAGCGGGTGCTTTCACTGGCCGACCGATCGAGAAAGAAATCACCTGGAAGCAGGGCGAGGAAGAGCTGACAGCTACTGTATTCATCCGCCCCGCTGGTTACCACGCTGCGACCCAGGGCATTCAGGCCAGCGCCGGTAAGATTGATGGCGTGGCTGGTTATATCGCGGCTGCAGTGTGCGATGAGGCTGGAAACCCTGTGTTTACTGCGAAGGATATTACTGGTGAGGCCGACCCTGAACGCGGCGCCCTGGATGGTGCGCTAACGGTGGCGCTACTGGTTGCCATTCAGGAGGTGAATGAGTTGGGAAAGACGAACTCACCGCTGAAGATGAAGTCTGGTGCGAGCTCGTCCTCAATGGTATCGGGGGAAGGACAATCGCAGAAGCTCAAGAGCGACTCAGCCTTAGAGAATTCCATCTCTGGCTCAGATACCGAAGCCGGTACGGTGGCCTGAATCCCATGATGAGGACAGAGTGGGGGGCCGCGATGGTCGCCTCAGTGGTAGCGAATGTCAATAAAGGAAAAGATACTCCTTCGTTCCGCGTCAGTGATTTTGCCCCTCACATTAACGAGCCTGCCATTTCTTTGGATCAGGCCATGCAGGAGTGGGCATAGGCTTGCTTGGTCTGGGCGGAGGTAACTACAAGAGGTAAATCTGGCATAACTACTATTCAGCCAAACCCGCTTAACTGTGGGTTTTCATTCTGAGGTCGATTGAGATCAACAAATCGGCCTTTGCCATTGCAGTAAAGAACTTTTTGGTTAAGATGTTTCCGACTGCAATCAAAGGGAACAATTAATGAAAAAGATTTTAGCTTTGGCGCTTGGAGCGCTTTTACTGTCTGGATGTACTGTTCGTGTTGCTGATCTGACGGTGGCGAGCACGAAAAATTACAATTTGAACGGTGCTAAATTTGTCAAAGGAAAGCGCGTTACTGCAGAAGATAGCTATGCGGTAATTCTTTTCCCGACCGGTATTCCTAACGTTAAAACTGCAGCAGATCGTGCTATTGAACAGGATAAATGTGCGGTCGGCCTGACTGACGTTGTGGTTACGCAACTCAATCAT